GATAATCCAAATGTCGTGCAGTGGGCAAGCGAAGAATTCTTCGTGCCTTATAAGTCACCTATTGATGGCAAAGTTCACCGATATTTCCCTGATTTTTGGGTCAAGAAGAAAAATAAAGAAGGATTAATAGAAACTATCGTGATAGAGGTTAAACCTAAATCTCAGACGATAGCTCCTACTCCAAAAACACAGATCAATAAACAGTATTTATATGAAGTTCAGACGTGGGGAATAAATCAAGCGAAATGGGAAGCGGCGAATAAATACTGTTCTAGTAGAGAGTGGAAATTCATGATAATCACAGAAAAAGAATTAGGTATCATGTTCTAATGGAAGAAGATACACGAGAGTCTATATATCAAACGATTTTAAAACAATCACAAGATGAAACATTTGAACGTGAAGAAGAATCTCAAAGATGGTTTAGGCAGAAGGCAACAGAAGTAAGTAAAAATAAAACCGTTCCTACAAATATAATTTTAGAGAAAGAACATATTCCTTCTATCAAGAACATTAAACAAGTAGGTAGTCTTTTTCTATATAATTATGCTCCTAAACACAAAAAAACATTAGACTATTATGATACGTTTCCCATAGTGTTTCCATTTAAAATGGTTACTCAAGGATTTTATGGATTAAATTTACATTATTTGCCGACTCCATATAGAGCCATCTTTATGGACAATATGTATTCTCTTTTGAATTCAAAGGATATGGAACAGAATACTACACGCTTGGCTAAAATGACATATAGCGTTTTAGAATCAAGAAGAAATTTAAGATTTTTTCAACCATGTATACACATGTATTTACATAAAAATATAAGGTCTAAGATAGCCTTTATTCCTCCTAAAGAATGGGAATTAGCTTTATTTTTACCTCTACAAAGATTTCAAAAGAAATCAGAAAATATAGTTTGGAAAGAAAGCATAGCAAAAATTAAAAAAGGAATACGATAAATGCCAGGTCCATCTACTTTTACCGATGCTATAACAAGTAAAATTGCTACTTTTATAGGGTTAAATGGTACTTTACCTAAAAGAAAAACCGCCGGGTTCGATATAGAAGAATTTAAGAGTGCTATTGGTACTCGCGGTGTATTGCCTACTAATCTTTTTTTGGTAACAATCACTCCATTTTCCAGTGAAATTAAAGCTGCTATGAATCGCGAGACCCTTGACCACCGTTCTTTGAGTTTTTTCTGTATGAAAACTTCTTTACCAGGAATAGATTTGGCTTTAGAAGCCAATATGCCATTAGGTACAGGTCCTGTTGAAAATTTCCCGCATAGAGCAATCTTTACTGATATAGAACTTCAATTTATTGGTGATGCAAAAGGCCAAATACTATCGTTCTTTCATAATTGGTTAAACACAATTGTAAATTTCGATGATCGAAGGGAGCATCCTAAATTCTATAGAGTAGCATACAAAGACAGTTATGTTTGCAACATAAATATTACAGTATTTAATCACCAGTCTGATAAAATCCTAGAATATCGTTTGCTTGATGCTTTTCCATATAGAATAAATCAAATAGACATGGATTGGAATAATACAAACAGCATGATGAATATTGGAGTAAATTTTCAATATAAAACTTGGGCTTCTGATAGAATACCTATATCTGACGCAGCATCTAGTTTTGGATTATCTAATATACAAAAATTAATGAAGTTAGGCACTATAGCACAAACCATTTCGGCTATCAAGAGACCTCAAAGTGTAGGAGATGCAATTAACTTAGTTAACAATGCAAGTATTGTTGGCGGTGGTTTATCGGGATTCTTTTAATTATTAGGAGTATACAATGGCTTTACCAAAAATATCAGTACCGGTCTTTACGATTAAAATTCCTTCAACTGGCAAAGAATTAAAATTTAGACCGTTTTTAGTCAAAGAAGAGAAGATCCTTCTTATGGCTCAACAGAGTGAAAACAGTGAAATTCTGATGGCACTAAAACAAATCATCAATAATTGTTGTTTTGATGATCTAGATGTAAATGAGTTAGCGACATTTGATTTAGAATATGTATTTTTAAAACTAAGAGCACGATCAGTCAACAATATAGCTAAGCTCAAATATCGTGATAATGAAGATGATAAGGTTTATGATTTTGAAGTTAATTTAGATGAGGTTGAAATTAAAATCGATCCTGAAAATAACAATAAGATCGATATTAATGGCGAAGTTGGAATGATCTTAAAGTTTCCAAGCGTAGCTGTAACTGAAAAAATGGCTGATATAACAGATCAAAATGAATTATTAAATAACATTTTAATTCATACGATTGATACAATTTATGATTCTGAGAATGTGTATCCAGCCAAAGAAAGTACTGAACAAGAACTTATAGAATTCCTTGAAAACTTAGATACAAAATCATTCGAAAAGATTGAAAAATTCTTTTCTACAATGCCTAAGTTACACCATGAATTGCATTATAAGAATTCATTCGATCATGATCGGATAATTAAGTTGAGTTCATTACACGATTTTTTTACGTAGGGCTGAGTCATACGAGTCTCAAAAATTATTATACAACGATTTTTGCGATGGCTCAGCATCATAAGTATTCAATAAGCGAAATAGAAGATTTGATACCGTTTGAAAGGGATATTTACGTAGATATGCTTTTGGCGTATCTCAAAGAAGAAAGAGAAAAACGAGAAAGGGCTTCTTAATAGTGTCCGATGACATCCAACAAGAGAACGTTGATATGGATGGAGATGGTAAAATATCTAAAACTGAAGTGAATATTGCAGAAGATAAGTTTAAAAACCGCCGTAGAATGGCGTGGCTTGCTATGTATGCCATGGTAGGCTTCACCGCGCTTCTCATGTCTCCTTATATTGCAGATGATCGAATTAAAGCTCTAGATAGTGTCTTCAGTACATTCTATATTGCCATGGCATCTGTCGTTGGCGCTTATATGGGCTTCACTACTTGGGCGAGTAAAAAGTAAATGGACAAAGAATCATTAGAAAAAATCAAGAAGATTTTTAAATCTTTAAATGATAAACTTGCTAAAATAGAAGATCCTGCTCTATACGGAAGAAAGAGAACTGCAAAATATAATGTAGTAGACAGACAAATCGATAATGTTAAATCTAACGATAATGCGGTTAATAATGCGCTAAACGATATAAATGAAAAGTTAGATGAACACGACAATATATTAGAAGATCACGCAGATAAAATTGATGAATTACAAAATAATAAAAATGAAATTGTGCCGATTAAAGATGATGCTGCTAAAATAGAACCTCCGAAGGATCCAACTGAAGAAGAACTAGGAGCAACCAATTTAAGATATAATGAAAAAACTGAAAGATTCCATGAGAATGAAGGCCCGCGTAAAAATCTCATGGTCAGTAGAGCGGAAGCATTAAATCGAGTTGAAGAGCATAAATCTAAAAACGCCACTGCAGAACCATCAGATGAACCATCAGATGAAAACAGCATATTAGAAGAAATACATTCGAATTTAATTAAGATCAATGAGTCTTTAAGTTCTGTTTTATCTCTTTCTACCAATAAACCTCCTACTGATGCAGAGCCAGTTGACTCTGACGGAAAAGAAAAAATAGATGGACAACAACCTAAAGAAAAAGGTGGAATGGGAGGTCTTGCGGGAATAGTTGCGTTTACATTGTTTGCAATATTTCCAGCAGTCTTACAATGGATCAAAGAAAAACGCGAAAAGATAAGCGAATTTTTGATGCCTGTCTTCGATTTTATATTTGAATCTGCTATACCGTTTTTTACTGAAAAACTACCTAAGTTTTTTATGGAGGATATTCCTGAGTACTTCTCAGAAAAATTTGATGTAGTTAAAGATTTTGCATCTGACTTTATAGGCGATATTAAAAAAGTAATAGCAGGTATTCAAAAAACTGTGGGTGAAACCATCGTAAGTCTTGCTGATAAACTGCCAGATGGTCCATTTGATGTACTCAAAAATATGAAAAAGGGGTTAAAAGATTTTGGAGAAGGATTAATTTCCGATGCAGATAATACCATAACTGAAGTTGATAAAGAGCAAGCAAAAACGCAAGCCAAACGAGAAGAAAAGAAGAAGAGAGATATTCTTTTAAAACAGGCTGATGATGAAGGTAAAAGAGTAGTAGAATCAAACAAAGCTAACGGTTATAAAGGATATGAAGTAAAGCCTGATTTTGAAAAAGGTTTAGTTAAAATAGAATATAAAGTTGACAAACTTGATGGAGTATCTGACGAATTTGACGCAAATAAATCAATGGAATCCGAAACTCTTATAAAAAAAACTGGAGGAAGTTCCGGGTCAGTTAAAGCAGATAACGGAGGAGCTCCTGTTAAAGATGGAGAAGGGAAATCAGATGCAGCATCTAATGGAGGTACTCCTGAACCTACGACATCTTCTGATACAGGCGGAAATGGTGCAACAACTTCAGACGGAGCAGGAGGTCAAGCAGAAGGTGGAACAGCTACTCCTGAACTAAATCAAACAACTGCTGGTAACGGAAACGCTTTAGATATAAATTCAAAGGAAAATGAAAATGCTTTTAATAGCTCAAAAAATTCTGCTCCTCCAGTAGTTAACATTCCCTCAACTGGCCGAAAAGTTAGAATGTTGCCAGGACAAGGACCGCATGATATCAATGATGTTCCTGATCCTACGCCAATTTTAGGCGAAATGGCAAAACAACTTTTCTATAGAATCGCATAAGGGATAATTCGATGTTACCAATTATACTTGGAGTTGCTAGAATAGGAGCTGTTGCAGTTCGTGGAGTTGCTAAGGGAATAGCAGCTACAGCACGAGTTGCAGTAAAAGGGGTTGTAGCAGGAGCTAAAGCAATAGGAAGAGGCGTTGCAGCCGCAACTAGAGGAGCTGGAAAAGCAATCAAGGCTATAGGTAAAGCTGCTAGAAAGGGTGTTGCATCAGTTGCTAGAGGAGTTGGTAAAATAGGAACTAGGTCTGGCAATAGTGATAAGTCGAATGAATATGAAGAGACTGAAAATTCATCGGAATCTGATGCAACGCCACAATCCGCTAATAACACTAATAATGAAGACTCTTCTGATGAAAATAAAAATAATATTCAAGAATCTAAGGAAACTTCTTTAGTTGGAAGCGCTACTATTCTACAAGCAATATCTAATCAAATAAGTATTCTTCGTAAAACTGTAGAAGGATATGAATCATTATTATTTAAAAAGGAACAGAGTTCTGAAGTGGCAGATATAGAAAAGGAAATAGAATCTAAAGATATAGAAGACGCAACTAAAGAAGGCGTAAAACCTAAAAAAGAAGATAAAAAATCTGGAGGACTAATACAAAAATTACTAGCGGGACTTCTTTTTGGTATTTTTGCTTTTCTTCCTAATATAATGAAATTTTTTACTGATTCCAAAGAAGCGATTAAAGCTCTTCCTCAAAAAATAATAGATTCATTTAAAGGGATAATTGATTCTATTTCTGGAGTTATCAAAGAATATGTAGTCGATCCTATAGTTAAATTTTTTAAAGTGGATGTAGGAGCAGCGCTAGATACATTGTTCATTTTTATAGGTGATAAAATTGAAGCTATAATGGATATACCTAAAAAGATGATGAATGCGGTTTCAATGGCTATTAATGAAATAGTAACAAAAGCTATAACAACATTCATAGGATTTATAGAAGATAATCCTTATCTAAAATCCATACCTAGAATAAGTAGCGCATTAGAATCAGCACAAAAAAAATTAGAAGGTTTAAAAAAAGAAAAAAACACATTAGATATTGAACGCACCGATATAGAAGATAGAGCAAAGGCCAGAGAAAATACTACTATATCAGACACTGTTGAAAAAGCGCAAGCGCGCGCGCGCTTGCGCTTGGAAGCGCAATTGACACATCCTCCAACTGATGCAACTGATGGTACCGGTCAAGATGCTAAACCTGAACCACCCGGCGGTAAAGTTACGCCTATTTCAGGGATGGATGACATTAAAAAAATGATTAAAGGATATGAAGGTAAGGGAATACCTGGCAAACCAGGTCAACCGTATCAAGATAGTAAAAAATTATGGACCGTGGGTTATGGTCATTTGATAGGAAATGGAACAACTGGTCCAGGAGAGTATGAAGGTAGAACTTTGAGTGAAGAAGAAATGGATGCATTATTTGAAGAAGATTTTGCAAAACACGTGAAAATGGCTGAAAAGGCGCCTGGTTGGAATATGGCTAATGAATCTGGTAAAGGTGCTATGATAGATTTGACGTATAATATGGGTCCAGGGTGGTATATTAAATTTAAAGCAGCTGCTCGGGCATTAAAAGAAGGCGATTTTGCTAGAGCTGCAGCTGAATTATTATATAAAGATGCATCTGATCCTAGTAAAGGACCGAGCGGATATTCACAAGATGTAGGGAAAAGAGCTCAACTAACCGCAGGTCTCTTGGCAGCTGGAAAAGCCTCTGGAGATCAGTTAGGTGGAAATGCAGTCGCTGAAACTCCTGCTGGAATAGGAGATCAAATAAGTCCTAAACCAAAACCCGAGACTACTGCATCTCCTCAAGTGGCAGTAGTAGTTCCTCCTGCATCGCCTACTGGAGGAAATGCAGGAGGGAAAAAGCTAGTATCTAAGCCAGACCCAAACCAAGTACAACAAATGTATGCACAAGGTCTGGGTATGCCAGGAACTGCTTAGTCTTCAGCTAGCTTCTTAAAGAAATCAAGACCATCATCGTCTTCTGAAGTATCAGAACTCTTATATTCTGTAGAATTAAGACTCTTAGGTTCATCAAACTTCATCTCTTCAGCTTTAGCAGTCTTAGGTGCTTGTTCTTCAAAGGCATTCTTATCCCAACCAAGAACGCGATGTAGACGTGCCTTGAGTTCAGCATAAGACTTAAATTGGGAAGGATCCAAGAAAGGATGCAGAAGGTGAATCTTGTTCAACACATCATCATACTTCTCTTCTTCGGTGAACAAGGGCGCAACTGGATCAAACTCTGACTTATCATAGTTGCGATAGCCTTCGACCTGACGAATCTTCATCTTGAAGTTAGCGCCTTCGATCT